GATGTAGTAAAAATTAGCAGGGTCAAAGCCCATTATCATGCTGTACCACACTGCCTGCACATGATTAACGTGCTTGATCATATCGGCTGCAAAGGCCTCCACATTCTTGGCTGAGGTGGTCTTGACATCAGCAATGATCTGCATATCCTTCCAACAGATGTCCATCATGCCCTTTGCCATCACCACCTTATTTGGGAAGGTGATCTCAGATACCACAATTAACTCTTTGTCGCTATCATCAAAGAGCATGGATAGGAGCTGATGCTCATGAATTGCCTCATACACCTTTTGTGCATCCTTTGTCATTTGATTGTAAGGCGTCTCCAATAGTTGATAATGAAAGGAGGCCCCGGCATCCAGGGCCCCCCTTGCATGGCTAATGTCACCGGTGTAGTGCCGCTTGATACGGCTTGCCGATATTGCCGGGTAGTTAATGTATTCCTCTCTGGTCATGACTTAAAAACAAAATTATAATATTGTTCACCTAACTGTAAGCCATCGAGTGCACCCTCATTAAAGGCCTGCACAATCTGCTCCTTCTCCATCTTTTTGGCCACTTCAAATAAGCCTTTTAATGGTGTCAATTCATTGCCGAATAGGAAGTCCAATTTCTGCTCAATCCATTCGACTGCTGTATCTTTATTTTCCATGTGTTTTGATTTTTGTGCCGCTTCGATTGCGGCCTTTGCTGAGTCAAGGTCTTTTTTAATTGATAGTGTGCGAGGCTTCATGATGCTTTTTTAAATTTAATTTCAAGGTTTAAAATTTCATTAGCAATATCCAAAACTAACGGCTTGTTTCGATAAGGGTATTTTTCAAGGTTGTACAACAAGCTAAATAAATTCGCATTGACTTTTGTTTTTCTACCTTCCAAATAGCTTTTTACCCCATTGCAATAATGTATTATGAAATCATTAGTTGCAGTACCAGTTAAAATTATTTCAGATGCTTTTGTATAGCTTGCTTCTATTGATATTTTAGGGTATTCGCATATCCGAAACCAAAAGCCATCTGTAATAAAATTATAACTATTTGTTCTGTGGTATTTTTTAATGGAATAATTACGCTCCAATTCAACAACCCAGCTAAACACTTCTTTTATTATTGATTCAACACAATAATCATAAGTGTTGCGCCAATCGTTTTTAAAGTATTTTTCTTTAATCAATAAACCTATATACGAATTACAAACTTGAATATGCTGTTGTATATGATTGAAAGGACTTGTTATTGAAAAATATCGGTCAATATGCTTTTCATGAGGCAAGCATTTGCATTCTCCGTATGTGTGAATTATTTTTTCAAACATCATGGCTCAAAGTTTTTAGATTCAACCTCTCTTAAATTGACATTGCTATTAAACTCTTTATTATGTACCTGTATTTTCATTTGCAGGCTTGCTCTGTCAAGTTCGTATTTTAAAGAGTTATTTGCTTGCTTGGCTAAATTAGCTTGAGCCTTGGCTTGATCAACAGATATGTCATTATTGTCAAGCTTTTCCATTTGATCAAAAATAAAATGGAGTAAAGATTTATTGTTAATTGGTTTCATATTACCTAATTGATTGGGTTTTAACTTCGATGAGTTCAATACCTGCAATGGCATCCACACCACACACCTTCATGGCAGCAGGTAGGTTTTTTAAAAGGTCCTCTGGTGCTAATTTGCCTGATTGAAACAGCACAGCCAATACAGCACCCCACTGAACCTCACCATTGATTTGTGCCTTAATGGTGGTGCGGATATTGGCAGTCTTAGGGATGTCCACTGAGGTGGCAAAGAGCTGATCTGTGAATGATCCCATGATATCAGATACAGATTGAGCCTGCTTAAGTGCGGCCTCTGCCTCGGCTTTTATTTTGGCCTCTGCTTCACGTTTGATGCGTTCCTGCACATTGTGGTATTCAATCATCTTGGCCTTGGTGGTCTGGATAAATTGCAGCATCGGGTCAATGGTCTCTTGCTCAATCTTCATGACTTCCTTTTTATAGAGGTCCAATGGAGCAGTGACCTGCTTGCGGGATGATTCGATGTACTTGATCACATCATTAACTAACTTAATGGTGTAGGCCATCTGGTTGTATGTCTCCTGATTGTACACTGTCTCATCTTTGTGAGCGTGAATAAGGGATTGTGCATGCAGCACTTGTGGATCGTTGATGGCTTGGTAAATTTTCTCCACAGGAATTGTGATTTTTGAAATTGCATTCATATCTTTGAAGTGTTGCTTTGTTTGTATATTTTAAAAGGGAGGCATGTCATGAGCCTCCCTTTTTTTATTGGTTAAAATGGAGCTTTAGTGGATGTTGGTGGGCCGAATAAATCATCAAGGTCAGATGATAAATCATCAATTGTGGACTTACTCACATAAGGACTGCCCACCTTTGGCACCTCTGCCGGCACCACATTAGTGGCCAATCCGGTGCCATAGTGCTGTGCAGGGCTCACCTTATTGGCAGCGTTTAATCTGGCAGCCCACTCATCAGACTTGCATATATCCTCCTGGATAAATGATGGCAGCTTGTCAAACACTTCCTGATCATGCTCTGTGGTATCATAGCATAGAGCCTCATTAATCTGCTCTGGGCACTCCATGCCTTTTGGCAATGGTGATATGCTCATAATGTTCACAAAGGTGCGGCCATCGGCCAAGGTATTATGTGACAAATTTAACATGGCAGGCTTGCTGATTAGCTTGAACAGGTCAAGGTCTGATGCCTGCTTGTCAGTCATTTTTTTGCCGATCCACGCCTCAATAAATTTTCGCATGATGGCTTTTTCGCCCATTGATAAATTCATGATGGTCTTGGCAATGAATGGCTGCTCACCTTTCTCTTCCGAGAATACTGTTTTCTCATTAGGCAGCTCAAACACAAATTGTACTTTGCGTTTACGGTTCTGCCACTTCTGGTCAAAGGTGGTACCCTTGTCAATGATCTGGATGCAGCGTGCTACGTGCGTCCCTTCTGGTGCGAGCTGTTTTGTACCGGTGCCACCGGTGCTTACTGGAGCTTTCATAAATATAAAGGATTAAAAGATTACGATTGTAAGGCATCAAGTACACCCTGATGCACTGCCTCCACTGCAAAGGTGTAGGCATGATGAAACTCTTCGATGGTGCAAGGGTCAAAGATGCGGATGTCAAACGGCACACCATGCTGCTGTTCTCTGTTGAACTGTCTGGCAAGCTGTGCCGATTTAGAATCATACCGCACCATGATGCCCTTTCGTGGACCATCATTGATGATGATTGTCAATACCCCTGCGAGGTGATCATAATGGAAGTACTCAGTGCCCTCCAAATTCTTGAATAATGTTACTGCTTTTGTCATGATTTTGTGTGTTTGAATTTGTTTGACAAATGTATGATAATACTTTTGATTTTGTCAAGTAAAATCTATTAACAAAATATAAACAATTAATAATCAGCACAATATTTTTATTTTAAGGTGCGGCCACTGCCAATCCGAACCCGATCAGCACACCCACTCCAATCTTAAATGGTGTGCTCTCGTACCACTTTGGTGGCTTCCTTACCACAAAGTTACTCATGGAAGTAATCTGCACATTGGGATTGTCCACTCTTATCCTTACCACCGGATCGGACACTTTAAAAATTTTGTTTATTAGGCCATTTCTGATCGTATCTCCGATGGCTACGGTGTAAGATGTCGGAATGATTAAAGAATCAATTTGGAGCGTTCCTAATCGGTTAATGGTGCCACCTAATATGAGGTGCTTATCTTGCTTATAAAAGGGCCTTGGTAGCTTAAGGTGAGGGAATGAGTCGATGTACACCGGCTCCGCCAGTTGAATCTCAGTCTTTACCACTGTTTTAGTCTGGTACTTCACCACCTCAGTTGGCTTCACCATCTCCATCTCTTTTATCTCTTTCACCAGAGCTGCCTCAAGCTTATCGGATTGCACAATCTTTTGGGCTTGGCTCACCAGTGTGGCTGAGTCCTTGGCAATTCGGCTCACCAATTGCCCATTGTACTCAATCATGGTTTCTAAATCTGACAGGGCAGCCTGCTTATCATCACAGGATTTGAAGCTAAATAGCAGCAGCATCATGATGATCACACCATAAATGGCATGGTGTGATAAGGAGTCGAATTTAAAGGTCTTGGACATGGCTCATAATTTGATTAAATCTAATCAAATAGGCTGACTTATCCTTTAAATTATCCATAAGAATTTTGCTCACCACATACATTGGCATGCCACGTTCCATCACATAGCCAATCAGCACCCTGCATAATCTCTCATCACATTCCTGGTCATTGGTGGGCAGATGATGTGTTGGCTCATTCATGCCTCAAAGATATTAAATTTGTCGGGTTGCTTTTTTAACCAACAATTTTACTACCTCATCAAGTCGGTCCACTGAGTTAGCAATCATAATCATAATGCCACTCTTCTCCTGCTCGGTTGCTTCCGGGTGATCAAGCAACATCCTGACCAGTCCACCAATGGATGTCAATGGCTGCCTCAGCTCATGGCTTAACATAAACCTAAACTCCTCCAATAGCACCTTTTGCCGCTCGTGCTCATGGGCCGAAATGGAAGTGACATCCACAAGCTGAATCCCGATAAAGTGCAAACTGTCTAAGATAGAGTAAACATTCCACATATTGTACCGCTCGGAGCCAATCTTTTGCTTTGTTTTAGCATACACCCGCACCGGATCGGGTGAATTCTTGGTGGCCTTTTTGATGGATCGTATCAGCTCATCTTTGTCGCTATCATCGGCTGCAATGTCAAGGATATTGGCAGGCTTGATGTGGCTGCTGTACTCCTTAAATAAATCATTTGATGTGACAATGCGCCCATCAGAATCACTGATCACATAGAACAGATCAATTGATGAGTCAAGGATGTGCAGGCTTGCCATACTGCAAAGATAATGTATGGCCCTAAACTTTTAAGACAATTCTTGTTTGAGCTCTCTAAATAATGAAGCCCAAGATGGGCCACAAGTTAGCACATATTTAGCACTTAAGGCCAGCATGAAGCTGAACAGGATAGAGTTTATAAGTAAATCAAAGTTCATAGGCTGCTCAATTTCTGGCTGATTTCTTACTTGGTGAATTATTACCGGGCTGTACGTTGATTCACTTATTAAAGATACATCAGCAGGCCTTATTGTGTCAATAGATGTATGTACTACCTTATTAACAATGGGTGCCACAATATCCACAGCAGCACTATCCACTTCAATTGTGGCCACAGTATCGGCAATAATTGGCACATCACTTACCTGCACCACTGGATGATTCTTGCAGTGGCCAGGGTTGGTGCATTGTATGGTGTCAATTGGTGTCATTGTATCTTATCAATTGGTGTCACTATCTTGTGCCTTAGGTAAATAGCCTGCTGCCAATAGAGCTGCCACAATAGCGGCCAAGGTCTCCACTTCAATCTTCTTTAAGATCAGTAAGAATACAGATGCCAGAATCACCAAACTGCCCACCGTAGCCTTCCAATGTTTTAAGATGATATTGTAAATCCTTCTGCCCTTATTGGTACGCTTATTCATGGTCCAATATACGTGAAAGGACTTGGTGGTGTTGATTAAATTTAATCCTATTATTTACAAAGTGAGAAATACAGCTTTGCCTCTTCACGTCTCCTGGTCACCAGTCCGGGCAGCACCTTGCCACCGCCCCGCACCCATTTATTAAACTCATCTACTATGGATGGATCGGCTGCATTGGCCTTGGCCTTACGTAATAATGTGGACTTAATGAATGCCCCTGTTCCTACATTGTAGCAGAATGATACTAAGGCATCAAATTGGCACTGATTAATATTGGGCAGATGCCTGTTTACTGCATCCTCATAAGACTTCATGGCCGCCAATAGCAGTGAGGTGGCCTCTTGCTCATTGGCTAACTTATCCCCCATCTTTACCTTTCGCCCATCAGGATATCGGGTGTTCCCAAATCCTATGGTAGGCACAGAAGCCGGGCAGAGGTAGGCGCTCAGTCGTAGCCCTTCGTGCTTCTTTATGATATCAAGTCCAAGCTTGGATGTGGATCTCATTATAATACTTCGTATTGAGCTACTATATAAATAAATTGATAGCCGTAAGCGGTGCTTACGCTTTGGACGCTTACCGTGCATTTATCGTTTGTAGTATCCGCGCTTAAATTCCATGAAACTAATTCGGTAGGGTTATTGTTATGCGCTACAATACCGAATAATTGTTTAGGCTGCGTAAAATTAGAGGCTACGGGTAGCGATAAATTAAAAGTTCCGTTTGTTTCGCCCGTATCTAAATCAACCTGTAAAAAGTAGCTGCAATTTACTACGTTATCCACGCGCTGATAAAATGCTTGTATAGGCGTTACTAAAACGTTATTCGTTTCGTCGCTAACGGTAGGCGTAAACGCGCCGCTCTCGAACTGCGGCATACCCGCGTATAGGTTTTGTACCTCAATCTGTTTCGACTGGTTTGAGCTGCTATCAACAATGTACATTATATCGGCAGGGTCTGCCGTTCCTAAAGTGATTAAATCAGTTACTTTTACGCCTGCCATAATTGGTTAGTTTTTACAAATTTACAAAGAATTTAAATAGCTAATAGCATCATCCACACTTGAATAAGTTGTGCCATTGAATGAATAATCTGCAATGGTTATGCAGTAAATGCCTTGATCGGTATTAAGAGCAAAAGAATTTTCATCATTCTTTGTCCACTTAGGCTCATATAATTCCGCTGTGATTTCACCATTCGAAACGGTGCTATAAAATACAGCAATCTCCGCTGTTACGTTAATGTTTATCATTTTTTCTCGATTAGGTAATATGAAGTTCGAATTGTATCAGCTGTAGCTGTATTAATTTGACACATGAATATAATGTATTGGTTTACAGTCCAATCAATGTTTGCAGATATTACCGCTACACTAGTCCATGAAAAGTCTGATGCTGTATTTACGTTACTAAACGCCTCGGTATTAGTAGCGGATTTTATTGCTAAAGTTCTTTGGTGCTGTATTGTTAGCTGGCTGCTATTTAGAGATAGCAGACCCATTTGTAGTGCTCCTGATATTGTGTTTGTTTGATTAATATACAGCTTTGTAGTTGAGCCTGATAGTGTACCTGTTTTACGTACCCTCCAATTTAGCTCAATAATATCACCCACTGTAAAGGTGTTGGCCGGTATCAATTGACTTGCTGAAATCTGCTCAGTAGCAATACCTGTTATTGCTGTTCCATCAGTGGTGCTCTTATAAATAACCGGTATGGTGGGAAAGGTATTTAGTGAGCCATCCCCTCGCACATATTGTGAGGTGCTGCCTCCAAGCACATTGCCCAAAGTTCTATTTCTCCACAGGTTATTTGTGCCAGTGGTATAAACCAAGAATTGATTGTTAGCCAATGGTGTAGTCGTGATGTCCACATCAGATAGCTCATCGAGTTGGAATCCATTCTGCACAAAAACATATATCTGGCCATTACCTGCATTGGCTCTCTCAACTATCCCAATTCTGGTCAAGTGATTCGGTGCCAATGGTAGCACGTTTGTGAGTGAGCCTGCAGTATTGCCAACATAAAGGGTGTCTCCTGCTGAGTAAGCATTGGTGTTGATGCCATCCACCACACCCTGAGTTATGATGTAGCCCTTTTGATTGGGCCCAATTGAGGTGCTGAATACTAATCCAATAGTTTTGGAAGATGTGGCCTCTGATGTATTATTGGCAAGCTTCACAGTCATGCGATCACCTGTGGCCCCAAAGGCATAGACAGGCTGACCTCTGTTAATGGTCACGCTGTCCGCATTGGTGACATAGGCAAACATCTGATTAGGTGCCACCCCCAAAAGCTGAAAATTGGTACCATCGTAAATGGCAATGAATTGCTGATTGGCTGCAATGTCACCACCAATGATGGGCACCACATTATTTTTCGCAATGTTTACAGCTCCAAGGCCGTTGATATTTAGAGTGGAAGCCCCTGTGTTGGCATTGGTGAATCCAATTGCATAGGCATCATTTAAGCTGTACCCGGTCACCCCTGGAATGGTCACTGCATAGGTGTCTGTGCCGGTAGCCTGACCGCCCTGCATCCCTGTGGCTGCTGTGCTGTCAATGGTGAATGATGGATAGGCGCCGGTAATTGATATATCAGTGCCTGCTGTGAGGC